GACTCTGCTGGGTCACCCAATAGAATCAAAGTTGATGTCATTGAATTAGAAGGTCTACAATCCGGGGCCTCTAGTGTGCCAGAAATGTCAAGTACTGTGAGTGGCTTGATTGACCCGCTTAGGTATGAGAATGGTCCGGCAAGTGCTGGTAGGCCTGCAGGTGCTTGGTGGCGAGCTAATTAAAAGGAGAATATTATGGGACTAAGAAGTACTGTCCAGAGTAATGTGAAGAAAGCATTTAGAATGTTAGGTGATTTAAAGACCCCAATTACATTCTTAGGAAGAACAGCTGACTCATTCGACTTCGAAGCCGGCATACCTGTAATGGGTGTAGAAGTGGCTAGAACAGTCCTAGGTGTGGAGACAAAGGTTAAAAGACTAGACAATACGGTTGTCACTAAAGTCATATTTAATTATGCGGATTTCAGCGATATAGATTTTGTCGTCCCTAACCTTTACACAAAGGTACGGATACGTGATTCTCTTTATACATTATTGAACTCTCCCACCAACAATGGATATTCTATCACCTTAGAACTTAGTGAGGCTACAGCATGAGCCTTGTTGCATTAAACCGCTACACAGTGCTCCAGAATCATCTCTTCTCCATATTTGCATCTTCAGCTTGGATTTCAGAGCAACTAGCAATAGTGCCATTAGGCTTTAAGGGTGGTAGTCCTGCCCAAGAATATATCGAATTTAATCCTGTTGTAAGTAATACTGGATCAGGAGATAGTTTGAGCGGTATCCTCTACATAAACGTATATACAGACTTAGCGAATGGACCTAAGCGAGCTGCAGAGATTGCAGATATTATGGATAAGTATTTAGCTGGTAAATCTTTCAAAATAGTTGATGAAGATGAATCTGTTACCCAGTTCCAAAAAGGTTCTAATTTCTATGTCCGTGGTGAGGCTCCTAATAGTAAGGCGTTCCTTTTGTCTTACTATCAAATTCAATTCGGTTTCTTTCGGAAGGAATCCTAATGGGCCACATTGCATCCATCGGCGCTGGTATGTTCTCTGACATGTCTGTTGCATTCAATGCAGCAGGTGTCGCGCCTCCTCCTGACTTGACCATCGGTGCGGCTGCCCTTGAAACGGCATTCCATGCGATGTTCGTCACTGAAATCAACGCTGTCGACGGTGTGTTAGCCGCTGCCTCGTTCGTTCGCATCAGAAATGTGCGTACGTTCCCGGCTATCGGTACGCCACCGAACATCGTTAACGTCCCAACTTACGGTCAGTCTACTTCACAACAGATTCAAGGTCAAGCTGATGCTCCGTCCATGGAAGTGACGTTGAACTACGTCGCAACCGACTGGGCTGCCGGTACTCACCTCGGTGACATGATCGGTAGCGGTAAGCAGGGCACTTTCCGCTTCAGTCTGCTCAATAACGAGCCGGCTGAGTGGGGCTCTGTTGCTGCGGAAATCGGCCAGGTCGAAAACACTGTCTGGTATTTCATTGGTAAGATCGACTCACTGCTGGTGACGCCGAATCTGACTGATGCGAACCAGGCTACCGTAGCCGTTACCATGAACAGCAAGGTGTACGGCGCCTATACTATCGATGGAGTTTAATCTAGCTTAACACCAAAGGCACTCTAATGCAGGGTGCCTTTTTACGTGAATCCGACATGTTGTAACAAAGGGGATAGCTGCATCATGAATGATGTAAAGTATCGAGCTCCCTTCGACATGCGGTTTGTCTACAGTGTGACTTTGAATCATATGCATCGGTGCATAACGAATAGCATTGATAAGACATTTAACCGCATTCCCGAGTTTGAAGGTGATGTGGAGAAATCTACTGAAATCTTCAAAACACTCTCAATGCTTCATGGCATGAGAAATCAATTGAATCAACTAATGGCTGGAGAAAAGAAATGAGCATGAAGAATCTGGTGGGCAAGCGGGTCTCTAAGAAGGTCAAGTTCATGGGTGAGGATATCACCATCAATAAGCTCACCGTCGATGAAGTGTTAGCCTTGCAGAATGAAGGCAAGGATCTTCAGGAAGATAGTACTGATGGTTTGAAGGTGTTGAGAAGGATCATCAAGACCTCAGTTGAAGAAGCAAATGACCTCACAGATGAAGAATTCAATAAGTTTCCGATGGCTGACCTGGCAGAGTTGTCTACCGCAATTATGACATACTCTGGCATGGGAGGAGACCCAAAGGGAAAATAATACTTACAGATGAAGAGCTAGCCATATATGAGTTGGCTTTTCATCTAAAGTGTTCTGCCTTTTACATAAGATTTGAGATGACCTATGAGGAGTTTCTAGGGTGGCAAGCTTACTTTGATCTAAGACCAGTTGATTGGCGTGATGATAACAGATTCATGAAAATATTACAAAGCTTAGGCGTTAAAGAATCTGGTGATGCTATATTTTCATCTTTAGCTAGTCTTAAGAAAGGTGAGAAGGAAAGAGCTACTAGAAATGAAATGGTAGCAAGCTTAAAGGCTTCTGTAATGTTTAGGCATCTCATGGGTGCTGTAGGCGGTACTAAGCTGAAGATACTGGAGGAAATATGAGCATAAAGGCATTTGGAATAGATGCAGTAATACTCAAGACTAAGAAGCAAATAGATATTTATCTTCAGCATAAAAGCAAAGAGATACTAGAACAGGCTGTGGACAGATTAGCAGAGAATACACCAGTTCTTACAGGAAGAGCTAAGCGAGGCTGGATGATAAAGCCAGCAGGTGCTCAGCTTAGAATTACTAATGATGTGCCCTATATCGGCGAATTAAATGAAGGTCATTCTCCACAAGCCCCAGCTAGATTTGTTGAAGCAACACTACTATCCATTCCTGAAATAAGGCCCAATGGTATAATTGTATTAGACGTAGAGGACACATAATGTCCGGGATACGAATTGACGTAGATGTAGGTGGCAATTCAGCCAAAGACATTGCAACAATTAATAAGAATATTAAATCAATAGGTACGACTACTACTGAAGTCAATAAGACTCTAAAAGGATCATTAGGTGCATCCAGCTTTGCTAATTTAAATAAGACAATAATGGGTTTGATACCTAACTTTGCTAAGCTAGGTTCTAGTGCGGCTAGTTCAATGTCTTCAGTAAGTAAGAGTGCAGCTGAAAGTACTAAAGAATTAAATTCAATGACAGGTACCGTAGCTAAGCTAGGTAAGATGTTTGCAGGTCTAGCAGCATCTGTTGTAGCAGTATCTAGTGCAGATTCATTTGTTAATATGCAGAATAAGCTAGCCTTAGTAACAGACTCAATGGAAAGTCTAAATGAGCTACAAGATAGGCTTGTCAAGTCAAGTCGTGATACTAGATCATCCTTAAGTGCTACAGTAGACTTATATAGCAAGTTCTCAATGGCTCTATCTGAGACAGAAACATCATCTAAGAGCTTTTTAGTAGCAACTAAGGTGATACAGCAAGCAGCTGTTATATCAGGTTCTAGCATGCAAGCGGCTAATGAGGCCATTATACAGTTAGGCCAAGGTCTTAGCTCAGGTGTTCTTAGAGGTCAAGAGCTTAATTCTATCCTAGAGCAATTACCAAGAGCTGCAAGGCTTCTTGCTGATAATCTAGGTGTAGGCATAGGCGAACTTAGAAAGATGGGTGAAGAAGGGGAATTAACTGCTGATAAAGTATTTGATGCAATCATTAAGGGTGCAGATAAGATAGATGATGAATTTAAGAAGACATCTATGAGTATTACTCAGGGTGTCACCGTTATGTCTGATGCCTTTATCATCCTACTAGGTAACATCGATAAGCTACTAAATGTTAGTGTGTCAATTGGTAACGCTGCAATATCTATAGCCAAGAGTCTAACATCACTAGGTAATTCCATAACAGTTATTGCAGAGAAGACTAAGGTTAGTGTAAATGATTATGTAAAATCAATGACTGTGTTTAGATTCTGGGCAGATGTACTAGCTAGTATAAAGATAGGTACTGTACGATTTATAGATTTATCACAGGCACAGCATGAGATAGCAGCAGTAAAAGAGATAGTATATTGGGTTAGTAGGCTTAAGGAGGTAGACAAGATTAGGCAAATGTTTAATGAATTACTATCATCTATTAATCGAGTTATACCATCCTTACTACAAGTTATTAAATTAACCACATCAATGATCTATGCTTTTGTATCAGCCTTCTCAACCTTTAAATACATGATACCACAGGTTATGGGTCCAGTACTTAATTTAGTTGATCAGTTTAGGCTGACAATGTCTACAATAGTTGTTAGATTCTTTGCAGGTACTTCACAGATGATATTTAGAGCAGAGATGATGGTTAGAGCTGTTACCGAGCAATTAGGCCTATTTATACTATTCGATAGGCGTACAGAAAGAGCAATAGCAGCCCTAGCCAGTTCTACTAGCTGGGATGATCTTATACAAAAATTCTTTGCATTAGGAAGAGCAGCAGGTACTCGTAATATATCTGATTTCTTTATTAATATTGGTGATAAAACAGTTCTTGTCAGAGGCATAGCTCAATCTATGCACCAATTCTTAGCTGTGCTAGGCCTAGTCAACACCAAGCTTGTATACATCAATAATGTACGTTTCGATAGATTGATGAGATCTATGGAGACTATCGGTGTAGCATTTGGTATGCTATATCGTGGATTTATACTGCCTAGAGTATCAGTGTTACTCTCCGAGCTTTATAGCAAGATCATGGCGATTGCCATACCTATCACTCAGACGTTGGGTGCAATGTTTGCCAGCATAGATGGCAGGGCTATTGCTAAGAGTTTAGTAACTTCAATTAGTAGTGTAATTAATAGTGTATCTAAGAGCATAGTTGGTATGATAGATACAGTAGGATGGGATAAGGTACAATCTAATATAGCTAAAGCAGCTATGGGAATGATTAAAGAAATAGGTGCATTCCTTAGGACAGTTGTTAATATGCTATTGAATATTGATGTATCAGCCCCTGTTAAGCAACTTAGAGATAGGCTAATAGCTGCAGTAGAAGGTATCGACTTCAAAGGCATATACACAATACTACTTACTAAGATTAAAGAACTTGTTGAATTTATGGCGAG